GATTGCTCAATCTTAATCGTTTTTACGCTGTGGTAGATTAAGATTTACGAGTTTTCCCGCAGTTTAATCAATTTTATTATACCATCGCTGGTATAAGCCCCAATAGATTTAGGGCTTTGGTTGTCTGGCGAGTCAATTCATTCTCGGTAACGTGTCTTTTGATTCTCTGTTCGGTTCTACCAATCTTAAATGGAATTGCTACCTTCTCAATATAGTTAGACAATCTTGTCGGAGTTGTTCTCGCAAGTGCTGTATAATCTCCTACCTCAGTAACCGCAGCCGTAGCCGCAGCCCTTAAAGTATCTACCTGAGTATGATGAATAGTATCAGTCGCTACAGTCTTGCCTAAATGAGTAAGAAGCCAGCTTTCAGTCGCTGTAAGAATTTCTACCAAACCTAGGACGTCCTCTTTACGAGATTCGTCCATATAGGTTGTTAATATTTCAACCATTATTTCTCTTCAGTCTCAGAAAAGAATTCTTCTACAAGCTTATGTTGAGTATCATCAGACGGATGTTCTAACGCATCCTTTGATAATTGCTCAAGATTTCTACCTTTAGAAGAACTTAATCGAGACTTACTGTTCACACTAGAATTTTTCTCATCATTTTTAGATTTGTCGGATTCAATTTTAGAAGCTATTAAATCTTCAAGATGATTCTTATAAGCAGATTCTAAATCAAGACCTTTCTCGCCAGCTACTGCCTGAACTAATTCAACATACGATTCAAGCTCTGGATGCTTTCTGATAAATCTTTCTTCAGCCATTTGTGCCTTCATTCCTTTTATCTCATCTTTCTTTTCATCTTCTTTCACTCCTTCAATTACTTTCTTTCCATCATCTGTCTTTGTAAATTTATCAATATCTTCACCAGCATCCTTTAACATTTTATCGTGAGCTTCAGCTTTCTTCCTTATCTCAACAATCTTTTGGTCTCCTACAAGGTTTTTTAATCCCTCGTAATGCTTATCAAAATCTTCTTTAGTTTTAATATCGTTTCGACCTGTTAACTCTTTGTAATACTCTTCTGACTTTTTTGACTCTTCTGAAGGTGAATCCCCAGAAACATTTTCCCCGCTTTCTGCAGGCTTAACGTTAGAGCCTTCAGAGTCAGAAGAAGAAAGTTTGTTTTCTTCCATAATAATAAGAACTGTTAATACCTCACTAGGCAGAGGTTATGCCCGACCGTTTATAAATTGACTCACGATGAGCCATCATTATTCTTCAAAATCCTTCAAACTTTTAATAACATTATCCTCCTTATCCGCTACTTTCTTTTGATGCTCCTCTATTTCACCTGCTTCAAATATATCAGAAAGAATATCAATAATAATATCTTTAGCTTTCTTGGCTCCAAGCTGGTCCGTTGCTATCTTTTTAAGACCATCAATATCCTTAATATTAGATACTGTATCTATCTCATTCAGATGATAAGCCGTTATCTCTAAAAACCACTTACCAAAATCACTTTTAAGCCAATCTCTTATTTCTTGAGGTGAAGGTTTTCTAAACATTTAAACTTTTTCTACAAATTGCCCAAGCTAAAGATTTGCGAGTCATTTTCTTATCCTTTCTTTCCTTGTAAGTTTTAGCAAAAGATTTAGATGCCATTACTTTTTTTATACATCTATCTAATTTTTCTGGCATATCACTTTAGCGAATACCTCCCCTGCCTGTTCTTTCCGCTGTCGCTGCTTCTCCTACCCTTTCGGTTTCTTCAAATTGGCGAGGAGCTGCTGGTGTAGGAACATTAGCTACTGGAGGTACTGCTGATACTTCTTCGCGACCTTTGAAAAATCTTGCACCACCAAGTCCCATCAAATCCAATATCTCTTTCATTACAGCATCTGTGTCTAGATTAACCCCTGGAACCTTCTGATAATTAATTAATATATCATTTAGCTGTCTAACCATCACTGTCTTGTTAAATGATTCTCCAGTAATAAATACCTCTACTTCATATTTCCATTCGGTTAGTTTCTTCTTTGGAATTCTAAAATATCTAGTTTTATGAAAAGTATCTAAAGAATCTCTAAATCTTTTACGAAGATTCTCAATAAAATTTGGGTCTGGAAATCCTTTCCCTGTTTGATAATGATGCCATATAACTCCATTTATTTGATGATTAATAAAACTTTCATCTATTTCTTTTAATTCTTTTGGAGAACCAACAATTGAAATTATTTCTTTATCTGAAATTGTTTCTAATAACCTAGGAATAATATGTCTTTCAAATACTCTTGACAAAAACATTCCTAGGTTCTCTTGTAATAAATCAAACCCACTTCTCATTCCTCTCTCTTGTAATACTGCTGTCGTAGCTGGCTGAGATGCTGGTAATTGTTCTCCTCTTCCAATTTCAAATGCTCCCGTTACTCTTTGACTCCAATCTCTAGTTCCCTGTTCATCCTTGTAAGACGATGGCTTAACATCAGTAACTCTTAATTCAGCAATATCTTCCATCCGAGTTACAGGCAATAATCCACCAGACATAAGAGAATTCCACTTCTGTTGAGTAATTCCAGAACCCTTTCTAAACTTAAATAATCCCATCTGGGCTATTCTTGCCTGATTTAATCGTAGATTAACTGTTTCGGCAATATAGCTTTGTAATCCAAGAAGCATTTCTCCTACTCCCATTCCGTGCCATCTTCCGAATACCTTTCTAAATTGAGTTTCTTCGTATGGTTTAATCCCATCTTCGTTAAACTTTATTTCGTGGACAACTGGATTATTAGGTAATCTTGATATAACAGCCATTGCAGGAACCCAATCATTTTTATCAAGTTTTGGGTATCTTCTCATTGCCTTTCTTCTTTCCTTTGGTGGCAATACCCATAATGGTAAATCTCCCCATCTCTCATAAATCTCTGAATAAGGAACTTCTCTTTTTGAATATATTCCAATATCTTTAAATCTAGATAAATCCTTTTCTCCTTCAAGATATTGTAAATTGTTCCACGGATAACTCTTAGCTTCTGATAATTTAAGAACATTTCTTTCTATGAATGCTCCTGCGTCTTGAATATTCTTTTCCGAAGGGTCAATCAAACAATTTGTTATATCTGGTATTGGAGTACTAATAACTTGTTTTCCTAAGCGTCTATCGTAATCCCTTCTTGTTTTTAATACTACAGTCCCATCAATACAAAACTGTCCTAATAATTCATTAAGAACTTCCCCGAAATAATTCTTCCTCATAAAATAACCGAGTAAGTATCTTAATATTAAAGCAGAACTGAAACCATTTGGATTAGTTGCTCTTATGTTTATATCAGCAGAATCAAGGTCAATATTCTTTCTAACCGTTTCAACCATATCCATTGTCAACGGTGGAAAGAATTTCTTCTTACCTGTAACTGCATCTCTCTCATTATCAAACTTACCAAGATAATTCTTTCTAGCCTTAGATATGACTCCACCACTTCCTAACATCCTATATTTTACTTTATCTGTAACCCAAACGTTACCGTTTTCCCATTCGGTTATTTCACCCATTGTAATCCTAATTATTTCTCTTTCTGCCTTTGTAGGAGTATATGCTAGCATTATTTTTTATCTTCTTGTGTTTTCTTAATTTTTTCTTCTTTTTTAATCTCAGGACTATCAAGAGATTTAACTACTTCTTGAGGAAGTCCTTGTTTAGCTTTTTGCAAAACAATAGCTACCTCCGTCAAAGCTCCAGCTTCACCATATCCTTGAGTTTGAACCCTATTAAGAAAAACCAATAAGTTACTTAATTGCTTTTCACTAATTTCTATTTTCATGTTTTTTCTTTTTATTTTATTTTATTAAATGACCTTTATTATAATAATATTATATAACTTTTAAAAAACTTTAACAACTAATAATTTAATCAATCCTACAAGAATCCCAACCTGAGTAACAATTACGAAACGAATAGCCCACTTTAACCATTGCACATCTGTTTTAACAGAACCTAATTCCGAGTTAATAACTTCTATATGCTTTTCTATATTAGAAAGTCTTTTATCTTGTAAACTATTTTGATACTCCATATATTTTATTTAATTAAACGACCTTTATGCTAATTCAACTGTTTTTACTGTTCCGCCATCGTTAAAACACATATAAACCTTGCTATCATCACTGTCTTTCCATACCACCATCTCACTTGTGTCGCATTGAGTAGCCCCCGTTCCTGCTGCTGGTTCATCTGCCTGCGTTAAGAATCTTGGATAAAATCCTGCTGTTCCAGTAAAAGATACATCTCCGT